ACCAGCATCGTAAGGTGAAGTACCTTTATACCCTGTTACATAGTATTGTGAAGCAGCGACATTTGCAGCATATGGGTCAACATACACTTTAAATCTTCCGTTCATAACACCAGCAAAAGTAGCAGATGTGTCATCAACATTTAAGTTGTTGTTTAAAGCAGGTGTATAATCTAATACTCCAGCCATTTGAAGAGCAGAAGCAACATCTGCAGAACAGATAATTATGTTAGCTTTTCCTCTACGAGTTTGTTGTCCAACAGCATTTGCATCTCTTTCAAGAGCAAACATTAGTCCTTTGAACTTCTCAACAGACCAACGACCATTTGAGTCAGTATCTAAATCGAAGATACCAGCGGTAGTTGTGTTCACTTGAGCACCAGCAACAGCAGAAACATAAATGCTTCTGATTACTTCACGATTTATCTCAGCAAGAATTTCACCAGACAAAATATTTGCTAGTTCTGTTTCTGCATCTAAACCATGAATTGCTTTAAGGTCTTGAGCAAGTTCCATTGTGTACTCAGCTTTTAGGGCACGAGTCACAGCTGTAACTGTTGTTTTTTCAATACTGAAAGCCATTTCAGCAAATGCATTACCTGATGCATCTCCTAAAGCTTCACCTTGTGCCAATGTCATACCTGTTGGGGCAGTATATTGACCAGCTGATGGGCTGTCGTTTAATGCAGATGGGTTAGTACCAGTTTGAGCAGCAGTACCTAAGTCGCCTGCAGCATCATCATTAGAGAAACCAGAATCAGCTTCATCACCAAGTGCCTCAGCACCATCTTGTGAAGCAAATCTTGCTCTCATTGCAAAGATTAATCCAGTTGGACCAGTCATTGGTTGTACACCACATACATCATATGCGATTAAGTTAGGCATTGAACGTCTATCTAATGAAATTAATATTGGGTCCCAGTTCTCAACATCAGCACCAGTGCTGTTTGTTGGAGCTGCTTCTCTTAAAAAATTTCTATCTTCTTTAATAGCTTTTTCTTGATTTTCAAGAATTACAGTAGTTACTGCCCTTTTGTACGAATCAGCAATTGGAGCTAAATCCGGGTGTGCAAGGACTGGCGACCACTTTTCTTGTAAATTTTCTGTTTGAAACATTTTTAGTTTTCTCCTTTTATTTACTTTTATTTATATAATTACTTACTTGCACCTTTGACAGCAGTTCCGATTGCTTTTGAATAAGCAGCCATCGAATCCGTTACGTCAATGTCCTGTGCAGGGCCAGTTTCTACATTATCTATATTTTCAGTAGTTTCCTTAATTGTTTTAGGGAAATAACTTTCTTTTAAAGTGTCAAGTTTACCTCTGAAATCTTCTTCGCTTCCGAAGTCAACATCTTCTGTAAGACCTTTAAACTTTTCAATTTCTGTATCAGCTAAATCAGAAGACATTTCTGATATAACTTTATTACGAGTTAAAGAATCTTTAGACTTTTTAAGTTCCATTGATTCATCCAAAGTCTTATTGACTTTTTCTTCTAACTCTGCAATTTTGTCGGACTGTGCTTGTAACACATCATATTTGTCATCAGGGATGTCAACATAATGGTCTTCGAACAGTTGTTTCAAGCCAGCAATAAAGTCTTCAGCGATTTCACCTTTAAGACCTCTTTCTAATGCTAGTTCGTTATCTTTCATCCATTGTTCTACAACATAGTTCATGTATGTATCTACTTTTTCTGTTAATTCAGATTTGTTGATTTTTACACTTTCTACTAGTTCTTCATCATAGTTTTCTTGAAGTCTTTTAACTTCATCACGGACTTTAGATTTAACTGCAGATTCAAAAACAGTAGCTGCTTTCTTTTTAAACTCATCTGTTAGTTCACCTTCTCCACTCATAAGAGCTTCAACATGTTCTGTAACATCTATAGTTTTGATTCTTTGTTCTACAGCTTCTTTTTGTAAAGCTTCTTTTTCTTTATCTTCTTCAGAAGATTCAGTAGTTTCGCTTTTCATCATTTCTTTCATTTTATCGTAAGTAGCTTTGACCATTTCCATAGACATGTCTTTCATTTCTGTTTCCATATCTTTCATAGCCTTAATCATTTCCATTTTGTCCATTTCTTTTTCAGAAATAACTTCCTGTCCATTTTCTACTTCGACTGTATCTCCAGCTGCTAAAGGTTTAGCAACTTTCTTTTGTCCGTCATTTGGTGTCATATCACCACTTTCTGGTTTAAGTTCTTTTTTCTGAGCAGCATCGCCTGATTTTTCTTTTGCTTTTTTACCAGCAGCAGTTCCAGGTCCTGATTTGTCAGATGGGTGTGTTACTGCAGGCCCCATATCTACTACTTCGCCTCCAGGTGTAACACTTGAAGCATCAGAAGCTTTTAGTTGAGGTTCGCTAGGAGCTGCACCTTTTTTAGGAGCATCCGCTGCTTCTTCAAGCTCACTAAGGACTTCTTGTTCTAATTCTTCAATAGTTTTATCGATTTCATTTGCCATCGGATATCTCCATTTAAATTTATTATCAAAATTGATAATTTTCTTTGTATATTAACATTTATTTATACATTATAACAATTTAAGGAATTTTGCGAATTCCAAAGATTCTTCTAATGCCTGATTCTTCCGAATTTTAGAATTGATTCTTTCTTTCATTTCTATTAATTCAGACTGTACAAGTGCTCCATGATTCCATACCCACTCTTTGCCTTCCATAATACCTTCTACGAAAGCACTAGGAGCAGAGGGGTCTGAAACGATATCAGCAGCTGTAGCCAAATAGAAGTCGTTCCTCACATAACTTGCACCATCTTTCTTTTCCTCTAAACTTCCCATTCCTCTTGAAGAAACACCAAGTTTAGCTCCCTCATCCATAAGGGTCTTAACGATTTCACCCATAGGTGTTGCAAGTATTTTAGCTTCTCCTATAAAGTTTTTACCGTCAGGATAAAGTGCAGTTATCATGTGAGAAGCTCTTTCTAAATTAATTGTTGGACCCTCTGGGTGTCCTAATTCACCATATG